CCTGTGGTGTGTGCTGTTAGCAACCCCGTATCGTTGTTGTTTCTGGCGCAGGCCTGCTAATGTTGATTTAGACCAGTTATACAAAGATCACTGGCATAAACCAGATCGCAAACGTTGGGCTTATACTGAAATCTCAGAAGATAATGTTAACACTGCTAACCAATCGTTTCTATATCCAGTATTCCTATATCATAATTCTAATTCTATCGAACAATGGCAGCAATCGAAATTTAAAGTAGTAGTATACACTGATATTATAACTCAATCTGCAATGAGTATCGAGAAACAAACCAGTTATGGTATCACATGTAACGATTATACTGATATAGAATCTGTTTCTGTCAAATTAGCCAATATGACCCCAGTAATCAAGTACAAAAATCAATCAGTGTCCAGCTGGCATGCAATCACTGTGGACTTTGAAAAGGCAGACTTGGTGGTACGATTACAAGATATAGTACAGACCGATGGCGAGGCGTTGCTCGGCCCATTAGGGTATAAAGCAAATCAGCGTACTCGAGATTTTACCAAACACTACCTAAGTCAGCATTCAGAGTACACTCGACGATTGTTATTGCGATGACCTTATATCATTACCCATGCTCTGGCGAATCACTGCTTCATCATTATAACGATTATCAGTTACTGGAAATCACCAACGACATAAATATCTCAGTAAACAGTAGAATTCTAGTTTGTAGTTTGCCATTGCAACTTGCTATAGCTATAGACGAACATGATTGGATTTTCCGTTGGTTTAATCCGGACGTGTACTTCAATCATGAATTCAATAGACTGATATACGAGTTCCGATATTTAGCGCCAGAGTATGTTCCTAACGGAATCTCTGATTTTTTCAGTAAACGAATTCCTAGGATAATCATAAATGAAATCATGAAAGATCCCAAAAGATGCTTACGATTCTTAAAGAAAGACATGCGCTATATAATAGACAAGTATTGCGCCCATTTTGGAGTTGATTATAATGATCGCATTATCTTTCATGGGTACCTTTCGCCGATAAATATAAGAGATCACGATGTAATATACTTTGATCAGACGTTGACAGAGTTGTTACAAAAACATGATGCTGATGCTATTAGATGGTTATCAAATCATCCCACAGTAGCCAATCTAGGAGTGCACCTTGATACTGACCGATAACCTCAGAACAGCCATGGCGAATACTTTTCAGATGTACTATCGAGCGTATTCCTGTTATTGGAACAGTCAAGGAATTCATTTTTACAGCGTTAGACTTTTTCTTAAAGAGATGTACACCGATTTGTGGGAGACCGTAAACGGATTAGCCGAACAAATCAGAAGTTTAGATACGTCAGTACCGGGCAGCATCAGTCGATTGCTAACGTTTTCTACAATCGAGTGCGACCAGTCTAGCAGAAAGCAGCCTGTGGATATATTAAAAGGTCTATTAGACGCGAACACTCAGGTCATCAGCAGTTTAGAACTCTCACTAGAAAGCTCTAGAGAAACTAATACTCATAACGTAACGCACTATTTAGAAGAACGTCTCGCAAATCATGCTAGGTATAATTGGATGATCAAGGCCACTTTACATGGAATCAAGAAATGAAGATAAGAGAAATGACCGAAGGTGTTGGTAGAATCACCCCACAAAACACCACAGCAGATGTAGGACCAGATGCCATCGTGAAACAGGCCGCTAAATTAGGACTCAAGGTCGATCGAGATGGCCGGCCACCTCTTCTTCATAAATCCGCCCCCAGAAAATCATCACCCAACACCCTTGATAATATGGGAATCTACGGCAGTTCGCAGTGAAATATTCCACCGTACGAATAACGATATCTGCTAATAAAAAAGAAGGGCGGCGTGATCCTTCTTATCAACTGTATCTAGACGGGCATTTGATCATCGAGCGACAATTTTGGCCTCGATCGCCACTGTATGACATAACTGAAATGCTTACCATGCTGAATGATGGTAATAGTCACACAATTCGAGTACAAGACGTATTTCCGGATGACGGATCAGTGAGAGTCGAGAAAGTACAGGTGATTGATGCCGATACTGGGTTAGAGATACCAAACAGCGTATCTGGGTTGACAGAAGGATGCTCCTATATTAATATCAAGTTGACAGAGTCAGTCAGTTAACATGTCACAAGTGTTATCTAGACTCTTATGAAGATCTTGCTGGTTGCAGATAAATAAACACGTTAATTGGAGATTCTTAGATTATGAAAAAGTATAACGTAACGGTTACTGCACTCGATGGCGAGACTGTTCAACTATCACACCGACAGTTTAATTTGATCGAAGCTGAAAAATATGGTCAGAGTTTGGTAGATCAGGGCGGTTATCGGTCATATCAGTTACATGAAGAAACTGGTCTGGTTAAACACGCAGAATACAAGGGCTATCACTTGTGCAGTCAGGAAGGTCGAGACAGCAAGGGATTTCCGGCACCGGAGTTTGGTATTTGCGACGAGAACGACAGAGTTTTGATTCGAAATACTCAGAACGTATCTAGTGAAGACACTCCTGTCCAGTATGTTAATTGGTTTCATAGAGTAGTAGACCATTACTCTAGTGAGAATGATATTCATGAACAAGACATGGATTTACCAGAACAAATGATGAGTTTCGTCGGTCGAGGCAAAAAGGGCGGCGGGTATATTATGAAGGTCGGTAACGGTTCTGAAACACTGTTTTGGGGAGAGACTAAAAATCCGCTAACTGGGCGAAAAATATATCTGTGGAATACCTTTACCGCTGGTGGTGACGTACCTATCACAAGCAAAGCTACTCTATTCAAAAGATACAACAAAGGCCAAGCAGTATTTAACGAAACCGCAGAGGTTCGTGGTCGTAATTTACTAAACATTTTCCGTCAAGGAATTATCGACGGTGCTAAAGAACAAGCATTACAGAAAATCTCCAATGAAAAGGTTGATGACTATAAAAGTAAAATTGGGTTAGCCGGTTCTCTTAAAGAAGTCATTGAAATCTTAAAAGACGCACAATATATGGGCCACCTTTCAGAGTCAGCTATGATTCGAGAAGGCCTAGCCTCTGATGCACGCCGAGTTGAAGCTGATAATGAAGTTCAAATGGCCCGGGGCGAACTATATCACATTGCGCAAGACGCTATTCAGTTGCATCAGCATCTAGGTACGATTGATCCAGATACTGATCTTGAATATTGGGTCACCAGTAAAATTACACAAGCAAAGACTCATCTGTCAAGTGTAGCAGATTATATGGAATATCAGTCAGCAGAAACCCAGTTACCAACAGAAGATCCCGTACTGTCAGGTACGTTTGAATCGAGCAAGCGATCAATAAAAGAAAACGACGAAAATAAAAGCCAAATGACAGAAGACGGGACGCGCAGGCGGTATCTTAACGGCAAACGCCTTCACAAAGACCGCCCATTAGTAGTACAATATAAAAAGAATAACCAGGTCGGTACTACAGGTAAAAGTTCAAACAAAGGTGTAGCAGAATCAACTGACAGAAACAAGGGTGTGATTAAAGCATTCGTAAATGCAAAAAGACTTGCCGGCTGGAGTGTCTATTCATCAAGAATAAACGACAACCAGCTTCGACTGGAATTTGATCGAGATGGTATGGAATTTGAAATCAATGGTCGAGGCGGCCGTTGGGAATTATTCTCAAAAGGTCCTACACTCAGTGGTCAAGGCGAAATGTTCTCCAGTCTTGATGATGCGTTTGAAACAGCCGTTAGCACTAACGAGAACACTGCTGGTGCGGTGGCCGGTGTTGCAATGCCCTTGGGTAAAACCAGAAAGCGGGCGAACATGTTTGAGAATGACAGAGATCGCGCTGAGAATTTGTTGAGAAAACTGCTAGACGAATACAACGCTATTATGGCTGGTATGAGCGACCGAGACGAAGGTGAGGTAACTGATGAAATCGAAAAGATATGCGACGAATATGATCTAGACCCTGAGGATTATTTGAACGAAACTAAGAAGAAAAGAGTTAATGAAGATACCGAGCGAACTTATGTAGCAGTGCATGCGAAAAAAGGCAAGACCGAAGTAACTGGATCTAGCAGCTATGATGCTGCTAAGAAGGCCGCTGCTAAATGGAAACTTAAAAGTACAGCCGGTATTGACGTACACGTAACTGACCGTCCGATATCAACTGCGAGTTTATAATGAAGATAAGTGAATTACTAACCGAATCTAATATTAACGAAGGGGGCAATATATTCAAAGACACCCCTACGGTTCGCATCAACAGAGAGCATGTGGTTCCGACCGTCAAATGGCTCGAGAAATACACCGGATTACCATTAGTCGATAATATGATGGGTAGTACTGGAAGAAAACCCACCAGTGGCGATCTTGATTTAGCAGTTGATGTGAACAACATTAGCAAAGATGAGCTGGTATCTCGCCTCCAAGCACTCGCTGGAAAGATAGGTTTAGATCCTAAAACCAGTGTAGTGAAAAGTGGAATCAGCGTTCATTTCTACACACCTATATCTGGTAGCGAAGGTTACGTTCAAACCGACTTTATGTTCATGCCTGATGTAGAATGGGGCAAGTTTCAAATGAGCGGTGACAGTGGTAAGTTTACCGGAGCTGATAGAGCAAGAGTGCTAGCAAGCATTGCTAAAAGCCGAGGCTTTAAGATCACCGGAGCTGGTATGATGGCACGAGAAAGCGGTAAGTTCTTTTCTAAAGATTTGGACGATATTGCTCGTGCTTTGCTTGGTCCCGGCGCGTCTGGAGACGATATTTGTGGAGTAGAAACCATGGTCTCTGCCCTTCGAACCAGCAAAGACTCAGATGCTAAAACCATTCTGGCACAGGCTGCTGAATCATTATCACAGTATAATGTCAATATACTAGAAAGTAAGAGAAAATCACTAATTATCGAAAAAGAAGGCGGTATGAGCGACAAAGAACGTAAAGCCTACAACCGCAAAAATGGATCCAATCTAAAACGAGCACAGCCGGGCGGCGGCAAACGACGAACCAGCTACTGCGCACGAAGCAAAGGGCAGATGGACATGCACGATATTGATTGCAGAACTGACCCAGACAAACCAATATGTAAAGCAAGAAGAGATTGGAACTGTTAATTAATCAAAGAGGACACTATCAATGACTGACAATACTATCTACATAAGTTTTCCAGGCGCCGTTCTGCCTGGCGGACACCTAATCGGACAAGTCGTGTCGCACCTTAAATTTCACACGCCAGTTAATATAGACAGCAATGGCAGTTGTCATGACAAGAACCATCACATCAATCTATACCCAGATGCTAGTTATGATGCTTCGGTGATTGATACCGATGATGACATCGTTTTAGTTCATTGCGAGGATTTACGTCCTCTGATCGATACTGGTAACCCTGTAATTTATGTAACAGTCGACTCTAGTGAAGCTGATGAGATTATTCGTCGATTAGAGAAAAAAGTAGATCTGCGAATGGTATTAAAACATCAGAAAGAATACGAATACATTAAAGGCAGTGACTGGGTAGAATTTGAAGAACTAACTGAGCAGTTGATTAATACCTATGCGGAAGAACTACAGATTCTAAATCAGAGATTTATTCACAGTTGGACCTATTTGCTGCCATCAGTGTATGATAAATCAAAAGTGCTAGAAATCAAATTCAGTGAGATAGGCACTGCTGAAATGGTCTTCAAGATACAAGAATTTCTTCGATTAACTGACAACATGTATCCTAGTTTATATCAACGGTTGGTTGAATACCGATCTAAGAATGCGGTTAACTTAGCAGAAACGGCCTCTTGATAGAATGGATAAGAGATGGGTCGATCCTGAACGACAGAGATGGATATGGCGACATGCTCAATCATTCGTACCATCACAGAGGTTTGCCGAAAACTTTGTACGACATGTTTCCCAGATACATTGGTTAGATCGGACGACTAATCCCAACTTTGAGCGAGACTTAGCTCTCGCTGCTGAACTATTCTCTCATAGCTCTCTACATAATCGATTAGATTATCCCAAACTGTTGAAAGCAATAGCGTATCCGATAGCTATGAATCAGTATTCTTTAATCGGTGACAGTTTTATGAGTGTGGGTTTCTTTAACGCTGAAACTGAAAAACTCTGGTTCAGAAGCAACACTATTGTAACTGACCCAATGATTTTACGGTCGGGTAATCGAGGCTGGGTCGTCGACTCTGTTTCGACTAATGGTAGAGTGCGAGATGTGGTTGCTGGTATTACTCTGTGGTGTCAGAGAAACCGCGTTCCTGAGACTCATTTGGATTTCATTCGATGCTACCCGAACGGCGAAGAGCGAGTAAATCGCTGGAGTTTGAGATATCGGAAAAAATATGCCGACCGTATGCGATCAATTGAGAATCCATAGTCTTTTATTGACTTAGACGCCCGTTGGTTGTTATATTGAAAAGATATCAACAGGAGAACTCATGAGTCGAAATTTTACCGCCGATCAAATCAAAAAATTGGTTCAGTTAATACGAGAAGGAATGGCAGTCAGGCAAGAGACAGAAGATTTAAATGCTGGTCTTAAAGATACAGTGAATGCAGTAGCCGAAGAGATGCAGATTAAAGCCAGCATTATCAACCGAGCTATCAAGATCGCGCACCGTGGTGACGTTACTACCCACAGCGATGACCATGAAACTCTAGAGAGTATTCTTATAGCAACCAAATACAAAGAGGTTGACGATGACAACATCAACTAACTCAGTTCCTCGGACAGCTACTGATTTACTGGGTAACCAGTTAACTGTTGGCTCGTATGTTGTTGGTGGAGGTGGTAATAAACACAGTTTAGCCGTGTATCAGATTATACGCTTTACTCCAAAAATGATATACTTACAACCGTTAGGCAAAAACAATGGAAAGAAATACTTGCGTGACAATGAAGTAGCCGTCATATCCGATGAGGCTGCTACTGTATACGCATTAAGGAAAGGGAGCAACTGATATATCATACGTAGACGCAATACTAGACCGTAAAACAAACAAGATTCAAGTAGTAGAAAGAAAACATGGGAAAAGATTATTTACATCTTACCCGGCCGAGTACGTTTTTTATTACGATGACCCAAATGGCAAGTACACCAGTCTCACTGGTAATCTGACAACCAGAGTAAAAACAAATAATTGGGGCGAGTTCTCGCAAGAAAAGAAAATGCGAGCTGGTAAAAAACTGTACGAGAGTGATACTAATCCTCTTTTTCGGTGTTTGAGCACTCGGTATCTTGGTCAAGATGCGCCCACGCTGAATGTTGCTTTCTTTGACATCGAAGTAGACTTTGACAAAAATCGAGGGTTCGCTCCGCCAGAAGACCCATTTAATGGTATAACTGCAATCACTGTTTATCTGTCATGGCTAGATAAATTAGTAACGTTGGTTATGCCTCCACCTGGTATGAACTCATCTATATCAGAGAAGATTGCTGCTAAGTTCACTAATACCATACTGTTTGATGACGAAAGAGAGTTGCTTCAAACTTTTATGGAATTGGTTTATGATGCTGACGTGCTGAGTGGGTGGAACAGTGAAGGGTACGATATTCCTTATACTGTCAACCGGATCACCAAAATTTTAAGTAAAGATGACACTCGCTCTTTGTGCTTATGGGAAATGTTGCCAGCACCTAGAAAATACGAGAGATATGGTAAAGAACAGCATACCTATGATTTAATCGGCCGGCTTCATATAGATTATATGCAATTGTACCGCAAATATACCTATGAAGAGCGACATAGTTTTAGTCTAGATGCTATCGGCGAATATGAACTAGGCGAGAAAAAGATCTCATATAACGGCACTCTTGATGACCTATATCGAAAAGACTTTGAGAAGTTTATCGAGTACAACCGACAAGACGTTATGCTTATCGTCCATTTGGATCAAAAGCTTCAGTTCATAGACATTGCTAATCAGCTAGCACATGATAACGGGGTGTTGTTGCAAACCACTATGGGTACTGTTGCGCTAACTGATCAAGCGATTCTAAATCACGCTCACAGCAAAAATCTAGTAGTGCCGGATAAAAAGAGTTCGACTGGTAGTGGTAGTCACGTTGCTGGTGGGTACGTAGCTAAACCACGCAAAGGATTACATGATTGGGTAGGCAGCGTTGATATCAACAGCTTGTATCCAAGTGCGATTCGTGCGTTGAATATGAGTCCAGAAACCGTCGTCGGTCAAGTACGCCTAACCCACACTGAACATTACCTTAAAGATCGAATGGCCAAAAACCCTCGGATGACCCTAACCGGCGCTTGGGAAGGATTATTCAGTACCCTAGAATATCAAGCGGTAATCGAACGTCGTTCTGATATCAGTCTAACTATAGATTGGGAAGATGGTAATCAAGACTTTGTTAATGGTGACGATGTATACTGTTTGATCTTCAATAGTGATATGCCATGGTGTTTAAGTGCTAACGGTACTATCTTTAGATATGACCAGAAAGGGATTATTCCTGATCTATTAGAACATTGGTATGCAGAACGTAAACAACTTCAAGCTAAGAAGAAAGCAGCTACTGATCCTAAAGAGATTGAGTTTTGGGATAAACGGCAACTAGTCAAGAAAATCGTACTTAATTCGCTTTACGGAGCTTTGCTTAATGCAGGCAGTAAATTCTTCGACCAGAGACTTGGGCAGAGTACTACACTATGTGGGCGAAGTATCACTCGATTTATGATCGAGCAAGTGTCCGATCTACTAGGTGCCGGTAATCGAATCAATAGTGAGGTAAATATTTATGCCGACACTGATAGTTCTATTTTCTCAGTTTGGCCGATGATCCGAGATCAGGTGACCGCCGGAGAGAAAGAATGGGGAGTCGAGCAATGTGTTGAGATGTACGACCAGCTAGCTGATTCTATAAATGAAAGATTTCCTGGAGGAATGCAACGCTTGTTTGGGATAACACACGAAGCTGGCAAAATTATTCAATGTGGAAGAGAGGCTGTCGCAACCAAGGGGCTATTCGTAACCAAAAAGAGATACGGTATGTTGCTTGCTGATTTAGAAGGTCAACGCTTTGAGTCAAAAGATTACAGACTTAAAGCTATGGGGTTAGATCTAAAACGATCTGACACTCCCGACTATATGCAAGAGTTCTTGAAAATACTGCTAGAAAGGGCTCTTCGAGGTGCTGACGAAGAAGAAATCTCAGCTAGACTCCGTGAATTTAAAGCCGAGTTCCGCAATCGAGAACCATGGCAAATGGGTACTCCCAAACGAGTAAATAACTTGACCAAGTTCGTCGAAACCGAAAGAAGAAATGGTAAGGCTAATATGCCTGGGCATGTTAGAGCTAGTATGAATTGGAATAATCTTAAAGATATGAATAACGACCGATATAGTATGTCCATAATGGATGGGCAAAAAACAGTGGTATGTAAACTAAAGAATAACCCAATGGGGTATACCAGTGTCGCTTATCCAATTGACCAAGATAGATTGCCAGACTGGTTCAAAGAGCTACCATTCGATACTACTGAAATGGAAAAGACTATTGTTGACAGCAAAGTTGAGAATTTACTTGGCGTGCTTGATTGGAATCTAGAACAAACCAATAACACTGCTCAGAGTTGGGATAGTTTGTTTGAGTAATAATGACCAACAAGAAAATCAATTTATCCAAACATATCAGGCAGAAAGCAGCGGTAGAGCAGCAAGATTGGAATTATGAATTCAGGCAATTATCAAAAAAATTAGGGGAATTCTCAGAAGCTGCTGATACATACTTTACTGAATTTCCAGTTGATTTCAACGTAAGCATCAACAAGTTTCATATTATAAACCAGCAGCTACAACGTCACCGCGATCAATTTTTATCATATTTAGACGAGACTATAAACGCCGAAAGATTAAAACTGATTAAGGCTGCTGACCAAAACTTCAAATACGACTTGCGGGGCTCCAGTATTACTTCAAGAGCGAGTCAATGGAAGACTGATAACGCGCTGATTGAACGATTAAAGAGTTTAATAGGGCAGAATGCTGATTGGCGGTTTCCAGTTATATACTTTGAACCAAATACCGGAGAACTTACTCGGTTAGTGGTACACGGTGACCCATTCTATGTTGTCGATGATTTCAGTGACAGTATTGATTATGTGCTAGGGCGATTGCCTGAGGAAATGACCAGAAGAATCCATTGTTATTCTAAAGATGCGGCCGATGACCGTATACCGGATCATAGCATAGGGTTAGCCGTAGTGTGGAATAATTGGAGATTCAAACGAGTAAACGACATTCAAGCTGACATGCGATTCCTATCAAAGAAATTGATGCCAGGCGGAATCTTGTTTTTTGATTTTAATGATGGAGATACCCCTCAAGGTGCCGCAGACGCAGAGGAATACCACCAGAGTTTTATTTGGCAAACCAAACTAGCAAGATTGTTAGATGACAATCAGTTAGAGATTCTAGTTCATCAGCACTCTCCTACTAACAGAATCAGTTACATGTTAACTCAGAAAAAGGGAGAGCGCCCTAAGATCAATCTAGTTAATAAACTAGCAGTGGTCGAAAAGAATCCACGTGCTTTCTCTGAATTACAAAACGAAGAAACCGCAGTCAAAGAGGAACGATGGTTCCGCCGCCTGTCAAAGCGGCAGCAAGAAGATACTGCCCGTCGCCAGTTAGATGCGATGATAAGTGCTGAGCAAAAAGACAGAGAAATCGATCAGACTGCTATTCTGACTGCTAAGCTGGACCGGGCGTTAGCACACCTGTCAGTGTGCATACCTCGTTACGGTAAGAACCACGACACTACAATACGAGCTCAAATTAGTATTGGAATGATTCTGGTTGCCCAAAAGAAAATCAAAGAAGCGACGGGGTTATTTCAAAGGATCACTCGTGCCGCCACAAATACCACATTGTCATACGACACTGCTGAAGATTTACAGCATTTGAACAGTATTATATTAGAGAAACATATTGATACTGAAGAATAAGTCGCGTATATTGTATTTATTGTATATTGAAAGGAAAACAATGAGAGATTATCTGCTTGACGTAGTAAAGCATACGTTACCTTTAGGTGCGTTCTCGACTCTTCGAATTGAAGGTACCGATACCGCAACTGAAATTACCGCCAGCGAAGAACAGAAGCACATGGTGCTAAAGGCAAAGTTCAATGCTCCTTGTGTTGATTTAAAAGGTGTTTTTGGTATTCCAGATCTAAACTTGCTTAACACTATTATTGGTATCGAAGATTACGCCAATAACGCTACTATTGAAGTTCGCAAGCGCGAGCGCAATGGCGAGACTGTACCAGTAAGTATTTTCTTCTCTAGTGAGAATGGTGACTTTGAGAATGAGTTCCGACTGATTGGTGAGAATATTATCAACAAAATTGAACCACAGATTACTGTTAAAACAAATAATTGGCCAGTAGAGTTTGGACCGCACGAACGCAGTCAGTTACGATACAAACGACAATTGAGTGCTAATAGTGACGAAAAAACTGTTAAGTTTGATGTCAGAGACGGGGTAGTAACTGTATACTTTGGTGACGGAAGTAATCACCATGGCCGATTCGAGTTCGCAACTGGTATAGATGACAGCGTCACTCTAAACGTGACCGTAAACCGTCAGTTTGTTGCTGGAATCTTTGCGATGACAGGTGATAAAGTTATGAGTATCGGTCCTAGCGGCGTGAAAATTCTAGTTGATAGTGGTTTAGTAACCTACGATTATATCTTACCGAATATCACAAAGTAATATGCAAAAAGACCTATCGCTCACTCAAAATGATTATGCCATATACCTTCCAGCTATAAGCGGAGCGTATGCCGGTCCAATTGGTCGGCAATATGAAGACTCCAGCTATATACCGGCCGGTCGAATTCCTCCAGGCATGCCGGATGGACCCACTAGTTTGGATTTCTTCCGTGATGACCGGTATATGTTTCGATATCCGTGGGCGCTGTTCAGTGCTGGTCATGCCACTTTAGATCCGACGAAGCCTGCTCGTAATGAGACTATGATGTATGAGAGAAATCGTGACCGTACTTTCTTGCTAGGTGATTCAGGCGGCTACCAAATAGGCAAAGGTGTCTGGGCTGGTGATTGGATCGACCCCAACTGCGAGCGCGCCGGGAAAAAACGGCGAGAAGTGTTAGCTTGGATGGAAAGGTATATGGATTATGGTATGGTACTCGATATTCCTACTTGGATTAGCAAACGTCCAGAGAGTGCTGCGGCTACCAATATTCACAGCTTTGACTCTGCGGTCATTGCTACCAAACTAAACCACGAGTATTGGATGAAGCATCGATCCGGCAAGTGCAAGTTTCTAAACGTTCTTCAGGGCGAAACTCACGGTCAAGCTGATCGATGGTATGAGGAAATGAAAGACTACAGCGATCCCACTATTTACCCAAACACTTATTTCAATGGTTGGGCTATGGGCGGTCAAAACATGTGTGACATTCATTTAGTTCTACGTCGGCTAATCACCTTGCGGTTTGATGGTTTACTGGAAGATGGTATTCATGACTGGATGCATTTTCTTGGGACCAGCAGATTAGAATGGGCAGTTATATTGACTGCTATTCAAAGATCAGTGCGGAAGTATCATAATCCAAACTTCACAGTAAGCTTTGACAGTGCTTCGCCGTTCTTGTCAACAGCAAATGGAAAAATCTATACCAAATACCGCATTGAACCAAACACTCGGTGGAGCCTCTTTATCGAAGATATGATTGATGATAAGAAGTATGCTAACGATCCTACCTTATTAGGTGATGTTATTCGCCGAGAAATACAACCTAATTTTGTCGAAAGCCCAGTCAGTGAGAAACTACGCATTCAAGACATTTGCGTATATGCTCCTGGCGACGTAAACAAGATGGGTAAAGAAGGTAGGACCAGTTGGGATAGCTTTGCTTATGCGATTATGATGGGGCACAACGTATGGAGTCACGCTAATGCCGTACAAAAAGCCAACGAAGCCCATGATCGAGGCGAATATTCTAGCATGTTACATGAAGAAAAATTTGACAGTTTGTATATTCATGCTATAATAGATGAAATATTCCAGCAGACTGATAAAGATCGAGCACTAGCATTAATTGAAGACTACAATTATTTTTGGTTACAAATTCAGGGCAGTCGCGGGGCCAGTGGTAAGAAAACACTTAACGGCGAAGCCGCATTTGATGATTTATTTAAAACAAGCTGAGAGAAATCTTATGAAACGAGCCTATATTACTGGGAATGACATCGTTGACGCAGTGTTTTTTACCGGTATTGAAATTGAAGACACACCTCACCGAGGTAAGCCAGTACTATTTGTAGTAGGGGACCAATCGTTTGAGAGTATCGTATCTAGAGCAAATGACCATCTTATCAACGTCGTTTATATAGGAGCTAATCACAGCTTTACCAAGTCTGATAACACGGTTGCTACAGTTAAAGCTCTACTAGATCATGGCATTGAGGTAACATATGACTTCACAGTCAGTGATGCTGAATGGGTTAAAGACCAGTTTGCTGATTACATTTCTCATCCATCACTGACGTTTATGGCAAGTGTAAAGTTTCCATACGCTGATAGCTTTCTAAGCAACACCGTCCTAAAAATTGATGACACTGATTTTCAAGCCACCAACAGTGCGGTGTGGACTATTCCTCTAAGAGGAGTAACAAACCTAGCACTTAGAACTGACTGGAACGAATATGGCGAATCTGACACCACCATTCGATAACTTAAATAATGCGATTGATTACTTAGTTGAAAATGAGGTGATATCAAGTTCCTTAAGGGATCGATTAGACGAGTTGAATCAGCTTTCCCTTAAGGTCGATCGATCCGAATTATACGAAATATTTGATCGGTTAGACTCACTTGAAAAACTAACTCGCCTACTAGATGTAAGGACTGGGCTGACCGATCAGTATGCTATCGATATGCTTGACCAAGCAGAAACTTATGCCCGTCTAACCAAAGCAAAAACCTAACCCAGAGGAAAAATATGAGAAATACGTATATTGTAATACGAACAGACTTCGAAGGATTTCATTACTACCCAGGTGCTGGTGATATCGATCCTCGAATCCGTTTTTTAGAGTCTGAGCATAGACATACCTTCTATGTTACTGTTAAGATTGGAGTCACTCACTTAGACCGAGAACTTGAATTCTTCTTAGTCAAATGGGCTCTAAATGATTTTATTGAAGCTGGAGCAATGAATCACAAAAGCTGTGAAATGATTGCTACTGACATTCTTGATCAGCATTTGATCCCACTCTATGGCGATGATCGATATTATGAAGTTAATGTTAGCGAAGATAATGAGAGTGACGGAATAGTCGAATATATTCCCGTCTCTTTATCGCAATACGAAATCTCTCAGTAAGTGAACAGTACTGAGGATAATCTCCCGTAAACCGAGGTTATGCGGGAGTTGGAACAAATATAGTTCTAGAAAATAGTTATAGTATAAATATAAAGAGCCGTGGGTTGACTTGCTAATCTATTAAAGTCAACCCACTTTTTAATCCACTACATGGAGTATAATTATGGTGGTAAGAGTTCGCGATCGTAAAGTTAATGAAATCTTTGATGACCTTGATCGCTATCGAGCATGGTGTGTAGAATTTGGTTATGTCTTCGATGAAGCTGATCTGTACCGTCACCGTTCAAGTTGGAATCTTTACCAACGACACAGACATGGTGACAAAGGCGTACCCAATCAGTGGGTTCAAGCAACTATGCCATATTACAAGAATAAAGCGCCTAATCGATAATGGACACCTATCGACATCAATTTTTTGATGTAGGCACATTCGGTACCAGAAAATCAAGTAACATTCGTAGTATCTCTAACTTTGCAAATTTGTCAGAAATTCAATCAAAGATCACGGCGGCTATGGTTAGAGATGGAGCTAAACAGAATCGTGATTTTCTTTTCACCCCGAGAGCAATGTCTAACAGTAAAAGAATAGGAGTAACCTTGTCCTATACACCAGATTTTGAAGCAACGGTGGTTCTTTTATTATTAACATGGGACTCAATCAAATTGAGATCAACATTATGAATCAAAAAATATACAATAGGCTACTAGAGATAGTGAAAGACTACCCACATTCGCTGGTTGATAGAGACTTGTTGTCTCTATTAGTCAAATACGAGTTTGACGCAGCACTATCTTGTTCGACTAGATCTGCAGAAAATCTAATAGTTCTAACAAATCTTATTGATGATAAAGTAATGACTAACTATTTTGGCGGTGTTTGGAAACCGTCAGAAGGAGACGGTCCTTCAGACGAAAAAAGACTGACTGCTCGCATTAAGGAATTAAAGCCTCGGACTATTCTTGATATTGGGTGTGGCGAGAATCATTTGAAACGATCTTTTCCCGCTTTAACTGGCCTAGACCCATACACCGCCGCTGCTGATATACGCAAGCCCTTACTAGATTATACTACTGGTCAAAAATATGACCTGGTATTGGTATTGGGAAGCATCAATTTTGGCGGAATAGAAAAAATTATCGCAGAGTGCGAGAAAGCGATTAGATTAATTTCCGAAAGAGGGAGACTTATTTTTCGAGTAAATCCAGGGATATCTCATCCTTCTGATGAGAGTCGTTGGATTGACTTTTTTGAATGGTCTCCCTCGTTTATCTGTAATCTCGGTCATGGGTTGGGGATGAAGGTCGAGCGACTCGAACGAGATCGAGTCGGTCGAATTTATTTTGAATGGTCTGCCCTAAAACCTAAACAATGATTGAGTCTTTAGTAGCCATCAGTGTCGGTACTGTATATGGGTTGGTGATTGGCTTCATTCCTGCGGCCGGGGCAACCACTGGTCTGATAGTGCTATTTCCAATCATCGGTTGGTTGATCAGCTTAGGTGAACCATATGCTGCGGTAGTTTTTCTGATGGCTACCGTAGCGTCTAGTACCACTGGCGACACCTTTTCTAGTGTCTTATTAGGGATCCCTGGGGCGAACAGTAGTGCCGCTACCGTAGTAGACGGTTATCCACTAGCAAAAAATGGCGAAGCTAGTTATGCATTAAGTGCTGCTATAACCAGCAGCACTCTAAACGGCATACTATGGGGGCTACTGACTTTCTCTTTTCTCCCTTGGTATGGGGGAGTAATGCTCTTTTTCGGCGTGCCAGAGTTATGGGCTCTAACTATGTTGGCGCTGGCTACTGTGGTATTTCTAAGCAACAAATGGTGGCTACGAGGACTGATTGCTCTCGGTTTTGGATTAGGCACTGGATTAATAGGAGTAGACCCACTTACCAACTCAGACCGACTAACATTTGGCTGGGATTACTTGGCTAGTGGAGTACAACTGATGCCAGTGGTTGCAGGGTTATTCGCTGTTCCTGAACTCATTGGTGCTTGGAGATCTAGTTCAATACAATACAATAATCATGACTACGGTCGTCAAACCTTAGATGGTATCAGAGACACCGGAAAACATTGGGTTGCTAGCATACGAGGCGGAGTGATGGGAGGCATAATTGGGATTCTTCCGGGACTTGGCGGGGCGATTGCTGACTGGCTAGCGTATAGTCAAACCGTTGCTAACACAAAGAATCCCAGTCCAGCATTTGGTGAAGGTAACATCATCGGAGTGATTGGTGCTGAAGGCGCGAACAACGCACAAAAAGCAACCAGTATGATACCAACAGTATTATTTGGTATTCCTGGAGCTCCATTTGCGGCAGTGTTGATAGCTATGTTTACCTACCTAGGTTTTGAAGTAGGATCTATTACATTACTGTCAGATCAATCATTTTTTGACAGTCTGTTTCTAGGCTTTATAGGAGGCACTGTTCTCACCGCATTGATTTGTTATGCTATTATTCCGTTAGCAGGTCAGTTTATGAGGATTCCGTTCTGGATATATGCACCGATTGTTATGGGTCTAATAGTATGGAGCTGTCTCCAATACACTGGTACTATTGATGATCTAATTATGCTTGTGATTTTCGGAGCAATCGGTGTCTTTTGTAAGGTTTTCAAATTTAACCGTATTGCTTTATTGATTGGTTTCTTGTTATGCGGTAGAATTGAAAAACTTTCAATACAATTAATTGACATCTACTCAGTGGAGATGTTATTATCGAATAATGTGTTCTTACTAATACTAGGGTGTATAATCTTATTATTAGGCTGGACCATTATATTCAGGCAAAATAAAATCAATTTTGCTTGATTCTATTGCTTGACAATACCCATTGTCAGGTAAATACAACAGTGATATAGATATCACCTAAAAAGAGAACTAACGAATGAAGAATAAACTGTATGACGTTGCTACTATCGCAGTAGTGATCGCAATTGTACTATTTGGCGTGGGCGGTTTTGGAGCATTTACCAACAGTGGTCAAGTGTTTGAAGATCCAATCGTTCCAGATGGCACTAACGACAATTAATCAACCACGGAGAAAATGAATATGAACAAATCAGTACTTATGTATGTGGCCGCAGGTGTGGTAGCACTTGTAATCTTGGTCGGGGCTGTTGTAACATTTACAGGTAATGGACAGGTTTTTGAAAATCCATTAACTGTTGAGACCCCTTCTAGTAACTAACAGAAAGAAAATAAATGACAAAAACCAAAGCACTTATTGGAGTGCTTAGTTTGGTGGTTTTGGGCGGTATTCTTGCCCTTAATCACCAAACTACTACTCCTCAGCCAGCTAATTTCACGTTTGTAGTGCCACAAGAACCTGGTGGCGGGACCAGCGTTTGGGCAGAAATTGTAGCCCGAGAAATGGACAAGTATCTTGATGGTACAATTACTATCCGACATATTCCCGGTGCCAGAGATATCCCAGGGTTTGATCAATGGCATAATGAGCTGCAATCTGATCCTTCGATGGTTATGGTAAGTCATGGTGGTAACGGAGAAGCATTTCTTCAAGAAGATGTTGACTATGACTATCGAGAATATGCTAGTGTAGGGATAATGAATCTCAATATCATTGCCGGTATCAGAACCGACAGCGATCCGTTTAACCCGGTATTCGCAGCTGGTAGTGGCATGACCCCAGAAGCGTTTGCTATGACCATGCTGATCTGTGGGCCCGGGTTGACTGTTGAACAATATACTGCCTGTTTCCAAGACAGTGTCACTTGGGTACGAGGCATGAACAGTGGTGAACGACGACTAGCTTTCCAACGAGGTGAGCTCACCGCAACTAGAGAGAATCCGGCAGCATATCAAGTGCATGTTACTCCTCTAGAATACGCGAGTGTCTGGTTTCATCATGGTCTAATGCAACCAGACGGCAGTCACACCGATGACCCGAATTACCCAGGCTATCAATTTGAAACACTGTTTGAAAATCTATGGGGCGAGGCACCAAGTGGTGATTTTTACAATGCCTATAAATTAGTAAAGAGTTTTCGAGATGTTCTTCAAAAGGCGCTATGGGTCAGTGCTGACAACCCACACCTAGAAGAACTACGAGAAGCGCTAAGACAGGTAGCATCTAATCCAGAAAGTGTCGCAGCGATTGCGAGTGACGTAGGCAACTACGAATGGGTTATCGGCGAGGAAGCCGAATCTCTTAGAGACACCTTGTATGGTTTCATTACCCTGCAAACTCTAACTGACTTAGCTTACTTTAGTGAACAGGGACTTGGCTTAGAGTCACAGATCAAATTGGACCTGATTCAGTAACATGAATCAGTATGTTTTCTTTGCTGGCGCTCCTGGAAGTAAATGGAGCAGTGTTGTAAAAAACATCTATTGGAGTGATGATTTTGATCACTCCGACTACAGTGAAGAACGAACGTACTACCATGATGCTGACACTCCTGGATACCCGCAATTGATGCACTTAGGTGCTTATTGGGATCCCGGCATGGAGTTTGGAAATCACTGGTGGGATTTCGGCGACTACAGCAAAGACGAACTACAACGTGATTATGATGCGCCGTTTGGAGAGAAATCATCCGCTCGGCGCATCATAAAAAGTCATATATTTTGTAGTCATTTGCCTAAGATATCCCGATTATGGGATGGTATGCCTATTGTTATGGTGTATCGTAATGACTATGAATGCTTAGAGTGGTGGAAACGCTGTGGTGAATTCAAGATCACATATCCTTCATACGAACGATATTATCAAAACCTAGACCACATGCGTGACCAAATAGAAATTCAAAACCAAAACATAATGGGGTTTATTCACGACCATAGTGACAATACCAAAAGAGTATGGTCGAACGTTGATCTAGCTCGTGAGTTGGGTATTAGACTAAATGCCCAACAGCGCTCACCTCGAAACCTTCATGATTATCAAGAGAAGGATATTCAAGTTTATGTCTACCAACCCAAGTAACTGGCAAGCCGGAATAGAACAGAGCAACTTTCACTTTGACTGGCAGCGACAAGAACCAGCAGGGTATGACTACCGTTGGATTGGACGATTTTCGGGGTATTGGGAGAGTGCTTTAGAAAGAACTCTAAAGATAGCTACATCAAAAACTTGGGAATCACGTGGGAAGAAACGTCATCCACAAGACGCTGATCTAGAGAGTGAGCTGAGAGATTTACGCCAAGCTGGGATCGATCCCGATAAACCTATCTTTCACAAAACTGATCAATTAGAACCGGTGTTCCAACGCATGGTTGATTTCTTAGGTATGACTGACGTCAAAGCTAATATACATATCCAACATCCTGGTGAAATGCTTCAGCTCCATGTCGATAAACAACGTGAGATGAACAACGATCCAAATCAGGTTGCTCGCATGTTTATATTTTTAGAAGATTGGAAACCCGGTCATTTTATTCAAATGGGAACAAGTTTCCTTCGTTGGAGAAAAGGCGACATTATATACTTTGATTGGCGAAACATACCACATGCTACAGCTAATGCTGGGTGGGAACCTCGCTCTCTCGTACAGGTAACTGGTACCATTACTAGTGCTACACAAGAATTACTAAGTGGTATTCATAATTCAATTGACAGTGTCTTTCAAGTGTAATACGCTAGCGAAAAGGAATCATTATGACCATATATGTTGTTGAAATCGAACCAATTCCCACCCGCTACACAGAACAATGGAAAACCCATGTGCCTAAACAATTAGGGCGGCACACTGATGAGCCTATTGTAGTAATTGAAGGTGAAATGGTTGACAGCGAAACAACCCCAGGCATGTTTTTAAACTTCAGTGCCACTAACATCTATAAAAGCAGTCAAATGCGCGAGATTGCTGTGATGTTTGATCGCCGAGAGATTAAGGACGGCGACTACTTCTTATATACTGATGCTTGGAACCCCACTGTCATACAGTTAAAATATATGGCCGATCTGTTTTCAATCGATCTTGGTATCGGTGGTATGTGGCACGCTGGCAGTTATGATTCTTATGATGGTCTGGGACGACATATCGGCGCAGCTCCTTGGGTAAGGCATGCCGAACGTAGTATGTTCGAATGTTATACTCACAACTTCTTTGCTACTAGGTTTCATGCTAAGCTATTTGGTTCCGGCGTGTTGGATCATTTTGACGGGAAAAGACCTCATAAAGACGGTATTCCATACGATGATAGTATTGTTATAACTGGCTGGCCGATGGAATACCTGAAAGACGAACTCGCGCCCTATCGAGATCTCGAAAAGCAGCCAATGATTTTATTTCCACATCGCGTTGCTCCAGAAAAGCAACCTGAAATATTCCGAGACTTATCTACCACTCTGCCAGAGTATGAATGGGTAATGTGCCAAAATCAAAAGCTAAGTAAACACGAATACCATACTATGCTAGGCGAAGCTACTATAGTATTCAGTGCGAATTTACAGGAGACCCTTGGAATCTCATGGTTCGAAGGGTGTTTAGTTGATACAGTACCTCTTGTACCAAATAGACTCAGTTATTCTGAAATGGCTATTGATCAATACTCATACAATGAACGATGGACCAGCAGCTGGCAAAATTACCAGAACATGAAAGGTGAGTTGGTGAAACGAATCAGAGATGTGATGGAGAATCCACAAACGTATCGATCTCATTTGACCGAACAGATACAGAAGCTTGATAGCTTCTTTAACGGTGATGTACTGTACAAAACAATTACATCGAGGAATCAATAATGTCTGCTATACCCGCCACGGCAACTTTAAGTAAACTAGATCTCGTTGAAAGAGAAGATAATCGAACTACCAAAAACAAAAACACTCGAACCGTAGAATCAGTGCTAACACTATATGAACCGACCGAAGATACATTTCGACGAATTAGAGAGCGTTATCAATCATTTAGCGAATGCTTAATCTTAAATACCTCGAGTGTGAAGTCGGTTTCCCTAAACAAGGACGACTCTATCATGTATATCACCAACGTTTTAATAAGCCAAGATCATCCAGAATACCAAGAGTTTGAGGTGATGATGGCAATGGGAGTATTCACTCACCTGTTAGATGGTACTGGTCGATTGACGAGGTTATAGTGAAAGACAAATCCACTAACCATAACCGTATATTAGTAGAACAAATCGATCTAGGTGAATTCAACCTCGACAATGGATCGATTCGTGATCGAGTTGATTTCCTCAGCGCGAACGGGCTATCTCCAAAGATGAATATAGATATGGAAAGTAGATTTCCTGCTGATCCTCACTCCACCGTCGGAGTATCGTCAGCACCAGTGTACTTGAGTATAACCGTCGACCCGGTAGTAGACAATTTCGACGAAACTATGACGTTGTATAATATGAAGTTTTGTTCAAAATAACCAATTATATATTGCTATTTTCAATGGTAAATACTATAGTATAAAAAGATAGACATCCACGTCTATAACTCGGAGAAACTAATGAAAACAAGTGAAGTAATACGACAACGCATTCAGAATGATAATGCGAAATTTTTTGCCAACAGTAATATCAGTGAATACATCAAGGACGGAGAACTAGACAGTCTAATAGACGAATTAGAAGAGCAGTTCTCAGGTGTCTTGCACTCGTTGGTAATTGACACTGATAATGACCCAAACAGCGTGGGTACCGCTAGACGACTAGCAAAAATGTATGTAAACGAATTGATGCAAGGACGGTATTCATCGCCGCCAGGTGCTACTGCTTTCCCTAATTGTGAGAGTAATGGCTATAAGGGCATGTTGGTGGTACGCGCAGAATTGACCAGCATGTGTAGCCATCATCATCAGCCAGTAACTGGTGTTGCTTATATCGGCATTATTGCGGCTCAAAATCTATTGGGGTTGAGTAAATATTCGAGGGTAGCACAATGGTGTGCTCGACGCGGGACTTTACAAGAAGAACTGGCTACAGACATTGCTCGAGAAATTCAAAAAGTTACTCAGAGTGAAAACATCGGAGTTCATATCGGAGCTCAACACGGATGTTGTCTTCATCGGGGGATTCAAGCATCTTCGAGTCTTACCCAAACAACAGTCTTGCTTGGATCATTCTTTAATGATCCTGGAGTGAAGAAAGAATTCTTTGACAATATCAAACTTCAACAAAGTAACACCAGAGGAGATGTGTACTAATATGAGCTTTCCAGATGTAGACCTACTGACACAATCGCTCCGCGAACAGCTATTTAAAAAAATCGAAAAGATGAACAACAAGGACCGCGAGTTAACCAAGTACCAAGGTACTACTAATACCCACCTAAGTACTTCTAACGATACCTCAGATACCTCAGATACCTCAAATACCTGGCACGATCGATACGTATGGCGTGATAAGACGAATTACCCTTATCCAAATTTTCCAAATTATCCAATTCGATTCCCAGACTCTAGAACTACCACCGCGGAACGATTACCAATAGACGGCGATGATATAATGATAACGATTGATAATTCTAGAGTGTCCCTTAGTAAGGTCTTAGAACCACTGATCGATCAGTCTAGAACTATTATCGATCGTGATGACACTGTTGACCCGCAATTAGACTTAATGTATAGTGATTATTTGGGCAAGGTGGCAGAGTTGAAAGACATTGTTGACATGTACCGTACATTTGAAGCATTGCTAAAGGCGAAATAGAGATCATGGAATACGATACTAACGAACGATTTTTTACTTCAACCAAAAGTTATTATAACTTTCCATGCGCGCATAGACAATTTAGACACGATGGTAATTGTGCTCTTATCCACGGGTACAGTCGTAGCTTTCATTTTGTCTTCGCTGCTATAACTACCACTAAAGAAGGATTTATTGTTGACTACGGCGATCTAAAAGAACTTAAAGCGCATTTGGATTATATGTACGACCATACTCTTGTGCTTGATCCGGAAGATCCTTTAATGGACACTTTTCGTGAATTAGAACGACAAGGAGCCTGTGCTATTCGTATTCAACCACTCGGTCCTGGTATGGAAGGTGCTGCGCACTATCTCGGTGAATGGTCTGATAAGTGGCTGCGAGAGAAAACCAAGGGACGTGCTTGGGTCATTAGTGTCGAAGCTCGAGAAAACGATAAAAACAGTTCAATTTACCATAATCCAAATACTGGATTCAAAGGATGGAAGTAACATATGTTTGGAACTAACCAAATTGTCGGCCAGAAGTGGTTCCGTGAAAACGAAGAAGCTAATGCTGGTAAACTGTACGTAACCAGTAGGTTCTATACGCTTCAAGGTGAAGGTCCCAAAGCTGGTTACCCTGCGATCTTTATTCGATTGACCAAATGCAATTTGAAATGTGCTTGGTGTGATACGTTCTTTGACGAAGGTGATTGGTACACCCAAGAAGCATTGATTGATGAAATTAAAACTCTAACACCGCATCCTACCAAATCAATTGGAATCGTATTGACTGGTGGCGAGCCGATGCTGCAGGCTAACATCAGTCAATTAATTGAGAAGCTGCTAAAAGAATACGCTTGGGTTCAAATTGAGAGCAACGGGATTGTTTATCAACCTCTGCCAGAAGAAACTATTCTAGTGATCAGTCCAAAATGCTCAGAAAAAGACGGGGTTAGTGTAAAATACATTAAGCCACATCCTCGCAATCTTGATCGTGCGGCGTGTCTCAAGTTTGTAATGAGTAGTCCAGAGAATGAATCAGATTATTCTCCATACGCCGAAATACCAGAATTTGCGTTTGAGTGGCGAACTAATACTGGTAGAGACATATATGCTAGTCCGATGAATATCTATAACGAAGAGCCACAAGCTAGTAAAAAGGCGCGGCTTTTAAAGAATCGCCTCGAAGTCGAAGAGCGAAGCACGGTGGATGAAAAAATCAGTTGGTGGACACCTGGTCTATTGAACATGGATGCTAATCAACGAAATCACGAATACACTGCTCAATATTGTTTGGATCATGCGGTACGGTTGAATCTGCAACAACACCTTTATGCATCATTGGCATAGGGGTTGACGGCTCACATAAGCTATGTTACTCTAATAATAGAAAATTAAACAAGCGAGGTACATGAAATGAGTGAAACCGGAGTTCGTGACGGCATTTACGATTGGGTGTCTGAGCATAATCCAACCTTGACGTTAAAGGAGAGAATTCGTCGCAGAATCGAAGTGCATCAGGTTAGTTATGATCTTGGTTACAAGATGCCAAACACTCGATCCGAACTCACATCACTCCTCGCATTAGCAGAGAATTATTCGTAATAAAGGAACAAGCATGTTATCATCATTATTTAAACTATTAGGGTATCAACCTATTCCAGAACCTATTCCAGAACCAGAACCAGAACCAGCTCCTCTATCTATCAAGGAACAAGCAACCGAAGATGGCTTGCCATTTATTGACGTAGTATCTTTTGAATTAACAGAAGATAGTCACAACTATGGGGCATTTGAATTGGATTGGAACGACATTTTTGTTACTCAATTGAGAATTAACGGATTTAACGGTAAGACCGATGAAGACGTTGTTGAAAATTGGTTTACCGTAGTATGTCGAAATATTGCGTTAGAAACGTACGAACAAGAAGAAGCCAATACAGTAACAGATAACTCAAACGCCATTGAATCAGCAGGTCAATTTGTTCGTAGAAAATCACGCGGCGACGGGAAGTCAGAAGTCCAATGAAATATGCTCTTATTGACGGCCTAAACATGTTTTTCAGAGGTCGACATTCTGCTCCACGAGGTACTGATGAATGGACTCGCATAGGGCTATCTCTTCACATCGTCCTTAGTAGTATCAACAGCGTAACGGAAGCGATGGGCATCGATCATGTCGTATTGTGTCTTGAAGGACGAAGCTGGCGTAAAGATGTATACAAGCCGTACAAAGCAAATCGTCGCGCAGCGCGTGAAGCGAGAAGTGAGGAGCAGGCCGAAGAAGATCAGATGTTTATCAATGCGTTTGATGATATGTGTGAATTTTTTAATCTCAAAACTGCCTGTACCGTACTGCGGCATAAGAACGCCGAAGCAGACGATTTGATCGCTAGATGGATAGCTTTACACCCTGATGACCATCATGTGGTCATTAGCAGTGACAGTTATTTTTATCAGCTCTTATCTCCAACTGTGTCGCAATTCAACGGTATAACAAATGAACACATGACTATTGACGGAGTGTACAACCTTAAAGGTAAACCAGTTAAAGATAAAAAGACCGGAGAGCAGAAAAGACTCGCTGACCCTGCCTGGTTGCTGTTTGAAAAATGCGTTCGCGGTGATAGCAGTGACAACATTTTTAGTGCCTATCCCGGAGTGAGAACGAAAGGCAGCAAGAATCGGGTTGGGTTGACAGAAGCTTTCTCAGATAGAAATACTCGAGGTTTCAACTGGAATAACCTAATGCTTCAAACGTGGCTCGACCACGAAAATGTAGAGCACCGAGTGTTGGACGATTACCAACGTAACCGGAGTCTAATAGATCTCAATGCCCAACCTGATTGGGTAAAAAAAGAGATTGACCAACACATCCACGAGACCGTCAAGCTCGAAAAGCCGGGCGGCATCGGTATGCGTTTTTTACAGTTTTGCGGGAAATATGAATTGATACGCGCGAGTGAAAATGCTGTGAAATATACCCGGTGGTTGGGTAATGAATATCAAGGAGTATTGGCGAATGATCTTAAAACCAGTAGTTGATGGTCAATTTTGGATCGTAAAGAATTCAGTCGGCGAAAAGATTGGCACAGTTCAGCGGGCCGGGAATCACGTGAGAGTGTTCGTAGATGACGTTACTAGTGAGTTTGATTCTATCGATGCCGCTATAGCAGCGCACAGTTTTGAAATTGAAATGCCAGGTCAGGAAACAATTTCTTCAAAAGAATGGGACGTTAATGGATTTCCAGCAAGAACTGAGCCCTTTAACGCTACGTATGACGCTAAATTAAAAGTTCACATGTATACCAAAAAACCAGAGTCAAACAGCTTCTATGCTGCTGGGTTCTTCGTGATTGAAAACAACAGTCAGCTAAGTCAGAACCTGTGTCCACGATTGAGCACTTTAAAAAAGAACGTATGGCGCGGACCTTTCAATAATCGAGTAGAAATGATGGAAGTGTTACGCAAATGGTCGAAAGAATTATGACAAGTACCGCAGCGATTCAAGAATTCCAAAAACGAATACACGCTATGGAAAGCGCTCGTTCTCGAGAGTTGCGAATGAGCGATCAAGAAGCTCGCAATTTAAATCGAGAAATCAGTATATTACTAGCTAAGCTTGCAGAGACCCAGAGCAAAAATGATACTACAACTGAAGTTCAAATTGTAGCTGAAAGGTTTTGATGTCGTATCACTTCACCGACTCCAGTAGCTTTTCTGATGCTATCGATTTCATTATTTCGTGTGCCGGTGACATGGATATATCTACAGCTTCTTATTTAACTACTGGAACTGTAACATTTCCTAATGAAGATGACGAGATTGCTTTTCTATTGCGTTTCTATGATCATATTTCACCTCAAGAGATACGGCATGATGGTATTCACGGTATTCACTGACCTAGGCGCCGCAAAAGAAGCTTTAGCGTATGTTAATAGACGAGGCGGATCGATTCAATTTCTATCTAATAGCAAGTCTATTATCAATAATATCGAATTTGCGAATGAAGAAGACCAACTCGAATTCTTTCTCCGGTATTCTAGTTTTATCTCGACTGACATGGGTATTATATCAGATATCCTCGGTAAAGAAATAACAAACCAAGTAGCTGAGAGTTTAATCAGTGTTCAACCGATGAATAACCAGAACTTGTATAAGATCTTTCAACGTGACTTTGATGATAAATAACACTGTACTTTATCAAGGAACAGTGAATGGCAAGACCAAAACCCAGTGTAATTTTAGAACATATAGACAAGCGCACATTTAAAAGTGAACAGGTATTAGAATGCGAAGGTCTCTGGGCTGTATTTTATCAAGATAAGCCTTTTAACTTAAAGAATCATAACGTACTTACTACATACCCTGGACCAAAATACAAACGAAATGTTTTTAGTAACCCAGGACATGCGCACAGTTTATGTCGTAAACTAAACAAGCGATTCCGTACTACTGACTTCGCAGTAGTTCTATTAGATAGAGGAACACCAGTTGACCAGAAGGACCCAACTTGACTATCAACGTGCCTTCTCTCGAGAGATACCTGAAGACGAACTCCCAGTAGTTTGGTGGGCAAATCCAAATACGTTTCAACTAACACAATTTGCCTTTTGGGCTATCTATCGGCGGGTTCATCACTGGTCCTTTAAATTAGATCCTGCCACCGTTACATCTGCGGTATTGGTAAAATTATCTCGACATCTCGAGACTCCCTTTCATATCCATAAGAACACCCTGTTTTTGTTTGACGAGGATGATTACACTCTGTTATTATTAACAGGTGGTGATATCAGCTGTTTATATGGTGGAGAAAAGTTGTGATCGAAGAAAAAAGAATAACGACAGGTCAAGTTATGCGCTTGCTGCTCTGCAATTATCAAGATTACCTCACTTCTCAATTACACAATCTTCGAGGACCAATAATTTTCATTGACCTAGATTTTGAAAGACCGAAGTGGTACATAGGCGGTAAATCATTAACGTTCGCTGAATGGGCCATGTATGCTGAACTGACTGAAGAAGAAATAGTTCTGCTGATTTTGAGATATGGTTCAAAATAACCGCTTGACAACCCACCCGATCAGTCATATAGTGTAAGAGTAAGTTAAAGCCAACAATGGAGAAACCGAATGGCTAAAAAAGAAGCAATCGACATTACCCGGTTGTCAAGCACACGAATTGCGCGATTGGTGCAGATTGGTGCGATTAAGAACAAACTCTCAACCTTTATATGGGGACCCCCTGGGATCGGAAAGTCAGACACTATTCGACAGATTGGTGACAAACTGAATGCTCCGGTGATCGATGTTCGACTGAGTAGCTTTGATCCTACTGATGTTCGCGGCATCGCATTCTTTAATCCTGAGAGTCGGCGTATGGAATGGGCGCAGCCTGTTTCGTTCCCTGATGAAGAATTCTGTGCTAAACATAAGCATGTTATCCTATTCCTTGACGAGATTAACAGTGCTGCGCCTAGCGTACAGGCTGCGGCATACCAGTTGATTCTCGATCGTCGTGTTGGTGAATATGTGTTGCCTGATAACGTAGCGATTATCGCTGCTGGTAACCGTGACACTGATCGCGGTGTCACTTATAAGATGGCAACCCCGCTTGCTAACCGTTTCCTGCACTTGGAGATGAAGGCCGACTTTGATAGTTGGTTTGATTGGGCGATTGAGAATGATGTCCACAGTGCTGTGATCGGATTTCTTGGCGAGCACAAGCCGAAGCTGATGGACTTCGATCCTACTAGTGGCAGCCGTAGCTTTCCTACGCCGCGTAGCTGGACCATGCTTTCTACTCTGCTCAAAGAAGACTTGAGCGAAGACGATATTCGGGTGCTAGCTGAAGGCACTGTGGGACCTGCTGCTACTAACGAGTTCATGCAGCACCTTAAGTTTCATCACCAGCTTCCAAAGGCAGCAGACGTGCTTGATGGTAAGGTTACTGAACTGAAGGTCAAGGATATCAGTGCGCATTACAGCATGTTGGTTAACCTTTATTATGAATTGACTGATCGGTTTGAAAAGATTCCGGTGAATGAACGAACCTATCCTAACCGGGATGCCGGACCTAAGATGGTAGAGTTCTTTAAGGGTATGGACCGCACAATCGAATTCATGATTAATAACTTCACTGATGAGATGTGCATCTTGTCGCTAATTATGATCGCAAAGGGTCGAGGCGTAGACGGAGAAACAGAAGGTAAGTTTCTCTTTGACCACCACTACCTTACTAACTTCTCAGTCTTTGCGAAGAAATATAGCAAGTACATTACCGCAGCGGCACATTAATACAGAAACTGAGTGCGAGGGTGTTGACAGCACTCGCACTCAGTGCTATTATAATTAGACAGAGATAGGAGTTATCGACAATGTCTATTGAACTAGAACCAGAAACCGAAGTTGCTCCGGTAACCAAGTTTGACCCCGTTCGAGACCTAGCAGCACGTGAACGCCTGCTTGAGGCACGAGTACGAATGCTGATGAAGTATCCGTTCTGGGGCAAGCTAGCATTGCGTATGCGACTGATCAATGCTGACAACTGGGTGCCCACTGCGGCGACCAATGGTCGAGACTTCTTCTATAATACTGACTTTATCCTCGGTCTTAAGAATGCCGAAGAAGCTATTTTCCTGTTCGCGCATGAGACTCTCCACTGTGTTTATGATCATATGCCGCGAACCAACGGCCGACATGCGGCGCTTTCAAACATCGCGCAAGACATGGTTATTAATGCTGATCTTATCCACGGCCGAGTAGGTGAAAAGATCTCAGGAAGCGACCTCTGCTACCAGCCTAAATATTACGGCTGGAACTTTGAGGCAGTATATGATGATTTGATGAAAGACGCAAAGTTCGTCAAAATGAGCGATGAAGAATTGAATGGTATGACACTGGATGATCACATCAATCCAGGTCAACCAACTAGTGGTGATGGTCAAGGCGATGTGTTCGAAGATGAAAACGGTAACCTCCGCAGCAAATCTCGGCCCGCTCCTTCCGAAGAAGAGAAGGAAAAAGCCAAGCAAGATATGCGCGACGCTATGATCGAATCCGCAAATAGTACTTCTAATGCGGGCGATCTCCCTTTAGGCATCGGTCGAATCATTCGAGACATCAAATCACCGGTTATGGATTGGCGTGATTTGATTGACGTAGCGGTACCAAGTTTGTACAAGGATGACTATAGTTACACGCGGCTTAATAAGAAGTATGCTAGTCAGGGTTTTGTGTTTCCTGGTTTGAGTGAAGCCGAAAAGATCGACGTTGCGGTTGCTATCGACACCAGTGGTTCGATCAGCGATGTTCAGCTTCAGGAAATGTTCAGTGAAGTGGTTGGTATTATGGAGATGTACGCTGATTACATTATCCGCGTATGGCAGTTTGATACCGAAACGTATGGTTATGCTGAATTTACTCCGGAGAATAAGGAAGAGATCACAGAGTACAAGATCAAAGGCGGTGGTGGTACTGACTTTATGGCAAACTGGAAGTTTATGCGAAAGAATGAGATTGAACCAGAATTGCTAATCATGTTCACCGACGGATACCCTTATAATAGCTGGGGTGAAGAAGATTACTGCGACACTATTTTCATTATCCACAATTCGTTTGATGCTGGGATTACAGCGCCTTTTGGAAGGACCGCGTACTATGAGAAAGTCTAAGACACAGACCGTATTCACGTACGGTATGTTGATGGATATGAGACGGTATGTTGATAATCCACGTCGAGTCGGGTCAGCGCGTGTTAAGGGCTATCGGCTAGAATTTGACCGATATGCTGTTATGCGAGAAGACCCAGCGGGTGAGATATATGGTGTTGCGTGGGAAGTGACTCTTGCGGATCTGGCGGCCTTGGACGAATTCGAAAGAGCTCCTCTTCTTTATCATCGGATTCCGGTTAGTATAATTACTCCTACCTCCGTCATCGATGGTCAAGCGTATCATTCACTGGTGTTAGATTCGAACGAATCGCCGGATCCGCAGTATTTCAATTCTATGTTAGGAATGTACCAAATGGCAGGGTTTCCAGTCGATTGTCTGTATCGAGCATTAGAAAATACCAAACAGGCGGAGGCAGCATGAAAAGTGTAGCATTCGTCTGTCATAGCAGCATAGTCCGAAACAACGGTATTACCCGATTTATGATTGAAGGTGCTACAATCCTTCGAAGGCATGGGGTGCTGGTGGACCTAATTACTGATAATCCCACACCAGAAGATGTCGCGTCTTTCTTTGATGCTGTTATTGTGCCATCTGATATTGCCGAGTATGCATCTCAAATTGATTCAGCAGGGCTTCCGCTAATCAACCATGACCCGATGATTACTGAACGACTGATAAGCAGCATTGGGTCGGTTGGTAATCCTTACAGTCTTTATATCACTAACGATCTTCACAGCGGTCTGGCTTGCGAACATCTTGGTGTACCATTTATCAATTACCTGCATACCGCAGCCTTAATTGGTGATACGAACTACACGTATCTAAGCGACTCGTATTTAGATATGGAACGAGACTTAATGAGCCGCAGTACCGTAGGTGTTCCCACTCGGGCTATCAGAAAAATGTTTCCAGTCTGGAACACTGTGGATCTTGGCTTGCCGATCTCAGACACTAGATATTTTAGCCCACAGAAGGGTGATCAGAAGACCCCTAGCATACTGTTCGTAGGTGAAGGTACACGGCGTAAGGGTGCTGACACCTGGAAAAGTGTAGTATCTCGTACTCCGTATACACCCCATGTCGTAAGCAGTGGTGAACCTGAAGTCCAGTTTGATGATTTAAAGAAAGTGGATCTAAGACGATTCAGTTCATCAGAAACTGCTGAAAAGGCCAATTTTATTCGACAGTCTCGAATGATGTATTTTCCTAGTCGCTGCGAAACTGTGGGGTATGTGATTCTTGAAGCACTGCTTAGTCAGCCAGTCTTAGTAGATCGGCAATATCCTTGGGCAGCTAGCGCACTTGAAGTAGGAGCAGAATTAGGCGACTACGCCGGAGTATTCCAAGATATCGAGAGACTAATGAAGAGTCGGTACGCACCAGACGCCGTTACTCAGTATCTGTCTCAGAGCCGGGTACAATGGGAGAATCTTCTTGGTCACTACTGATCTACCCTCGATAACCTATAACAAACCTGACTTCGACCACCATGTGATAGTCGAAACTGGTGTCGAACAGCGTCAAAATATTCTATTATGGATTACTTCGAAAATAGGACCTGGATCTAACTTTTTACTGTTTCAGTATCATAGGGACGACCCTTGGGGGTTCACTATGAACTACCAGGATAACCGAATGACTATTTATTTTAAAAACGAAGAAGATCTGGTTCTGTTTCTATTTAACTGGGAGACAAAAGACTTATGTTACAAGGTGCGATGTACCGGACTATAATAGACGAGTGGTCCCACTCCTTCTATGTTTGGCCAGCACCGAAATGGTATCCCTGGGGGAAATTCTTTATGAGTGCTTTGTGGACTGCGTCTAATTCTGATGCTGAATTCTTCGAAAAGTGCCGAGGTGTAACTCGTCGTCGATTCAATCGGTGGGTCATTGGGACTGAGCTTGATTTACAGGCCTTACTATTGATGACCCCAGATCACATGCGGATTACTATCGTCAAGAGCGACCCGACTCGTAGTAAATGACTGACTCGCGGCAAGTTATACACATTCGAAAAACGCCGTGGTGGAATTTTCAATATAAATATTCTGCCGACGCACAACCAGTACTATTTCACTTTTTAGATATTGCTAATCAGTTAGATCTAGATCTAAAGAGTAATGGATTTTTTCTTGGCATATCGTCGACGACGAAGAATTAACGGTGATATTGTTAAGATATCACAGTACATTGACTTTTAAATTTGAAGATTAACATTAGAGATATTGGGATACCAGATGAGCTTTAGTCTCGATGAAATGAAAAAAGCTGCGATCAAAGACGGGTTGTTCTTATTCAACTATGAATTTCCGGTTAACCCACTTGATAGGAAGAGAGGTACGCTTATTTCCCTAGTAGAGTGGTTGAACCTAAATATAGGTCCCGGGATTTCATTAATGTATATCGATTATTCGACTTGTATTTTCAGTATGAAAGACTACCAATGGGGTATTATTAAAATGAATGACCGTTTGTACGTTGGCTTTCGTCAAAATGAAGATTTGACCTTCTTTCTCTTATCATACATCTCGGAATAGACGGGGTGCGTAACGAACACATAGGTATCTATCAGATGTGAAGAAAGGGGAGACTCCCCTTTCTGTGTTTTTAATATTGACTTATCGGTAACAGAATTGTTGGTGCATTGCATCCATATTCTTCTCACGTCCAAGACTATACGCTCCCACGCTTTTCCAAGCATCCATAAATTCAGCACACTCTGGACGACTTAGATAGGCCTGACTCCATGGTGTACGAAGACCATTTCTCGCGGGATCAAAATCAATAGCAATACCCCAGGCATGAGTGCTCCACCGGGTCCCACCTCGAATTTGACGAACGTTTAGACACCCACCAAAAAGGTCAAAACCATGCTGCGAAATCTCTGACGGACTATAAGCCTTCTTGACTCGTTCTAGTGCGGTGTACATTGCTTCGCCTACTTTCTCATGGCAGCTAAACACTTTGATCTTCTGCCGAGTGTTCCAAGCTAGTTTCATTTCGTAAGGTACTTCTAACAGCATTTGGTTCTTGCCCACACCGCCGTAGAAATTCATCAGGTTCTCAGTAGTTTCTCGTGGCCATCTGCGATATGAATAATGAATGTCAGAAGATGGTGCAGAGCTCTCGTTTGTGTCGGCCGGTCTAGCGGTTAACGCTGATTCGAACGCTTCTCGAGTTCTTCCGCCAACCACACCATCTGCGGTCAATCCATTCAGTCGTTGAAATCCCCGAACTGCGGTTGTGGTATTTCTTCCTTGAAGTCCATCAATTGGTCCATTGTATAGATCCAATTCTTTCAAATGCATCTGATATCTTTTGTCTATAGTTTGCATAACTCTCCTTATTCGATTATGGTATCTGCTATTATTTACCGTTCCAAGCGTGAAATCACAGTTGACACTGACAGATATATATCGTATAGTAAGCGTATGACAATTATAAGAATCATCGGTGACCTTCATGGATTGTTCGAATCCTATCAACGTATCACCAAGGGCTGCGATCACTCTATTCAAGTTGGTGATGTTGGTTTTGGGTTCAACACCGAATGGGATCGAAAAGTTATTCAGTGGCAACACAATAATCCCAATCACCGATTTATTCGTGGTAACCACGACAATCCAGAGGTGTGTCAACAGTCGCCAAATTGGATAACCGATGCTTCTGTAGAAGAAGGTGTATTCTTCCTAGGTGGTGCTTGGAGTATTGACTGGAATTATAGAACTCCTGGTATTGATTGGTGGTTTGACGAAGAATTGAATGATCAACAGTTGACAGAGGCTATCGAAACGTATATTGATTTGAAACCTCAAGTAGTGGTTAGTCACGATTTTCCTACGCAAGTGAGCTACGATATGTTCGTTTCGCGCGGACGAGCGTTTGGACCTAACATGATCAAAACAAGAACTGGCGAAGCTCTACAGGAGATGTTCGAAGCACATCAACCAATTTATTGGTTTGGCGGGCACTGGCATAATACTCTCGCACAGAAGATTAATGGTACTCAATTTCAATGCCTAAACGAACTAGATTGGGCAGACTTTAACACCGTCACCAAGGAGGTTACATATGTTTCCACCAGAAATGACTGAAATGATAGAGTTGTATGGCCTGTTTCCGGCACTGATAAGTGAGTTGATTTTTACAGGAACCGTCATACTGATAATCAAACTGTTCGATCAAATAATCAACCCAATAACTAACATTGCGAATTGGAAAGATCTTTACCTGCACCTTTTTGGATCGCTAACCGGTATCGGAGTTGTTTCCTTCGGATTATTGTTAATAGCGGGATCATTCCAACATGTTATGCCATTCCTAGTATACTTCGTGTGGCTACGGCTAAATGAATACGAAGCTGTAGCGGAGCAATTAAATGGAAAAGGTTAAATTCCCGCAAATTATACGGTATGCCGTATACGATTTTGGACAATTTTTAATGTTCATATACTTGTTCATCTATCTAATGACTGCCATCCCTGTTATAGGCGTGATATTAATTTCAATAGATCTCTACAACCGTATGAAAACAGTGATCAGTCAAACAAACAACACTGAGAAGAATCAAAAGGAATCATTTAATGACATATGAACGAAGAGACAGTACAGCCGTAGAGGTTAGTTTTGATGATGCCGATGGTGTTTCGCATTGGAAAATTCCATGCGTCTGTACCGATTCGGAACACGATGTAGAGTTGTATTTCGAGAGATCAGACAATGGCGATGGTTATGAATTGACTATGAATATGACCTTGTATTATAATAATGGTTTGAGATGGGGGTCTGTTCACAGCTTATGGCAACGAGTGATTGATGCTGGAATTCTATTGTTTACCGGCAAGGTTCATGCTCAAGGAAACATATTGTTAGATCAACGCGGAGTTAATGGATTGAAGGAGGCATTAGAATATGGAGTCAAAACTGCCAAGGGAGAATGAAGACGACGATTCTAAACTGGGAGAGATCCTGGATGAAATAACACAGAGGCAGACAATTGCCCCGCGTGTCTTAGAAGATACAGCCGATCAACATTGGGATGCGATGACCGTTGATGAACGATTATTGATCACTTATAAGGTGTTCAAATTGTTTCAGGAAGCTGTAGATACCAATCGAAGTTATCGAGGTACATTGTATAGTGTGTTCGGGTTTGGACTTAATTCGTATGCGGTAATGTTTGACACTGGATTGATGGAAATGTTGGATTTGATTGACACCGGAAAGAAACATCAGTAATGCTGTATGTGATAGAAGCTGTATTATTCTTCAGTTGGGCAGCTCTTGCCTTAACAGTCCCGCTTTTAATCTTTTTCCAGAATCCAATTATTCGAGGAGCAGCGTACGGTACTCAAATTTTCGCATGGTTTCTATTGACCAAGATCTTATTTTACATCGGCACCCTAGGAGGTTGAGAATGGTGAAAACTATATTTGTGAATATTGGGTGGATTGTGACCACTCTGGTCTTGTTTTGGTTATCGTGGTTCTTTTCAGAAATCGATCCAATATTAGGTTTGGTGACGCTGGTCTCATTTGGTGCCATTTTGCTGTTCTCAATGTTTGGTCCGTTACCAGGAGGTGAAAAATGAAAGACAGAATTTTCGTAGATGGGGTTACTGTTTTTGTCTTAGATGATGAATCAGCTAAACGAATGTCTAAAACTAATCGACTATGTCCATACCTACTAGAGACACCAGCAAGAATGCAGGCTGACAACGCAATTCAACTGCTCAAAGAACGCCCAATTGTCGGTCAATATAGTGACCTTGAAGATTTCGTCAAAGCGTATGAGAATTGGGTCACTCACGTTCGTCGATTGGTGGAGGCAGTTAATGTCTAACAACAGCCCCATTAGTAGGGTACCTGCCGAACCTGTCCGTCTACCCGAGAGAAAGTAACCGAATGATGCTATTTGGGTCAGTAGCCATAACAATCACTAGTTTTGTGATGGCATGGTTGGTTTGGTTAGCAGCCAATGGAAAAAGTGTCATTAATACACGAGACTTAACAATCCATTTCCTCAACGGTAAAAAGCATCGAACCGACGGTCCAGCCGTAGTTAGTGAAGAGATAGAAGGGTGGTACGTCAAGGGACGACTTCACCGAATCGACGGTCCTGCCAAGACTTTCAATTTTACGAACGGTACCTCCTATCTAAAAATCTGGGCAATTGATGACAAAATACATCGAACTGATGGTCCTGCTATAGTGTATCATACGCATTACTACACAATCACAGTCTGGGCAATTGACGGAAAATTTCATCGAGAAGATGGCCCCGCATTTGAAAGAGTCATACATGATGAAGTGTTTTCGTCAGTTCTTCCAGCCCAATATGCGTGGGGGTGGCAAGGACAAGCTATAGCAACCGAGGCGTGGATGAATCATCCAGACATTCCATTAGAAACCAAAACACTCGCAGCACTCACATGGAAACAGATTGGAGAAGAAGTCAGTCAGATATTATTGACAGAAGATAAAAAGAGTCGAAGATATGACGATACTAGACGTGTTATAGCTGATGAATTGGCTTCTCTTTTTAAAGTCTAGATTCTCTACGCTTTGATAAATAAACGCATAAACGTTTAGGAGTTTCAATATGCATAGTGACGAGTTAATCAAATATATCAAACTGGTAGAAGGTATTCAGTTAGATGAAGACCTAGGTAACCTAAAACAAATCGAAGCTGACCTTCGGAAGTTGTTCCAACCATTTGGAAAAAAATCAATGCTTTCAACTGCTGGAGAAAATAGTCCAGTAGAACTGATTGACGTTTCTAATGGTAGTGCCATGATGAGAGCTGCTGAAGAGAAAGATACCATTGGTCTTGTTTTTGTCTTAGACGGTGAACAGATTGCTGGGGTAAGTCTACGTAAATCTGGTCGATATGGCGTTGGCGGAGATAGTAATTTCTTATTGTCTGACCGCGCACAACGCATTAGTGGCTTCCCGTATAAAGAGTTATATAACCAAAAGTTTGGTAGCTCGAAATCGGCCCATCGAAACGCATTCGTAACTATAAAGAAATTTGCTCAAGAGAGTGGTATGACTTTCGAAGTCAAAGCTATCAAAACCGATATGACCCGAGTCGCTAAGCAAATTGATCGTCGCAAGTCTCGTGATGGGGCAACTGCTATGATGAATCCAGAAAGATTACGCGCACAGATAAAAGGTGAGTTACAGTCCAAACTGGTAAATTTCAAAGCTAGCAAAGCAACGTCGGTGAAAGAATTTGATGACATCATCAGCGCTTTTCAGGATGAATTCTTAGAAACCATTAACGTGGGCGGATACTCATACCAAATGAGTAATGATAGATTAAACTACGGCAGTTTGAAGAGCGGTGGTGATAGTTGGTCCACCAGCTACCTAACTTATACCATGACTCCAGATAGCAAAGAAAAAGCATACGCAGACTGGAAAGCTCGGAGAACAGCTAGCGGTGATTTAGAAGGCCGGGACGATGACGATCGAGCTCCGTCTGGCTTTGAGGTTCATTTAAAATTAGGCAAAGGCCGTACATTAGAAATAACAAAAGTTGAACCCAACGCATACTAATATCCGGGAGAAACTGCAAATCGTTGAGAGAATCAGACAGTCTGATTCTTTCATGATTTCATTTGACATTTGCTTTATTCCTGTTATACTGTAAGCATAATACAGAAACACAAAGGATAACCAAATGAATGAGAGTCAACTTCGTTCTACATTCGCACACTGGCTGGACATCACTCCTGACATATACTATTATACTAGTGACTTTGCTGATAAGACTGGGAATCGTTCATTGTATCTCAGTCTTATCGCTTGCGGGCTACCGGTATTCTTAGATACAGTACCAGATAATCAAACTCTAATAGCAGAACTATCAGGGCTGAATGATTCCGGAACCAATTGGCGAATGAAGACAAAAGTCGTGCGGCATCAAGAAAGTGATGGTATAATCGACTTGGGCTACGCCGATCTTAGTCCTGATGAGCTGCGAGATAGAATATCAGTTGACGTCGACATGCTGTCTAAACCGACCTTGTTTGCGCATCGAAGTGTTGGCCAACAGCTAACACAAAATGACCCTCGAACTCCTGCTGAAATTATTGCTACTCTTTTGGCAAGCGCGTTGCTCGAGAAAGGTGATGCTGAGTTTTCAAAAGAATTCGTGAGCAAAGTTGCGGGCAGCGACGAGTATGCGGTGGTATCGATTTCACTACAGGAGATCTAAAGTGATAGGTAAATACTTCTGTTGATAGGAAGTGATTTGCCCAACCATTATAGATCTATCTTTCTAAGCGATGTTCATTTAGGAAGTCGCGCGTGTCAAGCTGATCACTTATGTCATTTCCTTAAACATAACACCTGTGACACTCTTTATCTAGTCGGCGATATAATCGACGGGTGGGCATTACATCGTAGGTGGCATTTCCCCCAGAGTCATGCGAATGTGTTGCGGCGTATCCTTACAGCCGCAAAACGTGGCACCACAGTTTATTACGTGTTGGGCAACCATGACGAGTTTCTTCGCAAATATCTAAAATATCAAATCAGCATCGGTGGGGTCAGTATTGTCAATGAAGTGACTCATCACTCGGTGACCGGCGAAAGATATTTGGTTACCCATGGTGACTTCTTTGATCCTATTATGAATCAAGCCAAATGGCTGATGCATGTCGGTGACTTTGCGTATAATACTGTCATATGGTTCAACCTGCACCTCAACTGGTTCCGCCTCAAGCTAGGTTTGCGACCATGGAGTCTAAGTAAATATCTCAAACACCGAACCAAACAAGCTGTGAATTTTATTGGCGATTACGAACGTCAACTTAGCAGTCATTGTTTAAACAATGGTTTCGACGGTATAATATGCGGTCATATTCATACTCCTGCTGATCGAATGATCGACGGTATACGCTACATTAACACCGGTGACTGGTGCGAAAATACCACTGTGGTTGTTGAGCACCTTGATGGTAGATTGGAATTAATTCATCTATCAAACTAATGATAAATATAGTCAGAGGAAAGATACATGCGACAAATACAACTGACTATGAATGTAGAGCTTAGTGCAGATATAGAAATCGAAACTCTAGATTTTCTTCGATCAGAGCTACAAGATTTTCTATCTAATTTCAATCAAGGATCAGTACTACGCCTTGAAATTGTAGAGTTTATCCCTCCGCTTCAACAACAAATAGAACTACAGAAAAAAGCTACTGGTGTGGTTAATGCGTTCGATGATCAAACCACCAAACCTTATGGAGATTTCGAAGAATGACAATACTCAGAATTAAAGGTAGCACGTCAGCAGGCGATCCTCCTGTATTAGGCAATCGAGAATTAGCGTATAGTTCGGCAGATTCGCAATCAATAGCAGGAGGTGATCGATTATACATTGGTGTAGGCACCGAAACAAATGGCAATGCTGCTTCTCATTTGGTGATTGGCGGAAAATACTTTACTGACAAGTTGGTTCACACCCCAGGTACGCTAACAGCAAGTAGCGCACTATTGGTCGATGCTAATTCTAAAATTGATAGACTACTGGTAGATGATATTGTTATTGATGGTTCGATTATTACTGGTCTAGATGATCCGGTATTACCACAAGACGCAGCTACAAAATCGTATGTAGACACCGCGCTTGGAGATATCAGTGCAGATAGAATCTCGGCATTAGGTGCCACCGTAGTTGCCAACAATGATAGTACGATCGATGTAATAATCGACAGCAGTGTTGTTGGTCAATTTTCTAGTAGTTCATTCACAGTAGTTAATGATTTAATAGTAACTGGTGACTTTACTGTCAACGGTACCAATACCAGAATTAATAGCACCACTACAACCATAGACGACGTAAACATTGTTTTGGTCAGCGGCGCTGCTGAGGCGACTGCCGCTGACGCTGTGGCGACAGCCGCCGACCGAGTTCAGACTGGGCTGGACAGGGTTCAAACAGTTGCCGACAGGGTCCAGACTGGTCTTGATCGAACAGCAGTTGCCAGCGACCGGACCGCTGTTGCTGCGGACCTCGTTAGCACGGTTGCCGCCAAGGACGCCGCACTGCTGGCCTTTGCCAATTTTGAGGACTCATACCTCGGGCCGTCTGCGACAGAGCCGACGCTGGACCTTGACGGTTCCGCGCTGGAGGCTGGTGATCTTTTCTACGACACCGCCAACAACGTGATGAAGGTCTACACAGGCTCAGCATGGGCGTCAGCCTACGTTTCAGCGGCAGGGGTGACGCTGATTGCCAACAACCTGAGCGACCTCAACAGCGCGGCGACTGCCCTGACAAACCTGGGCCTGACGGCTACAGCGGCGGAGCTGAACCACGTGGACGGTGTGACAAGCGGACTCCAGACGCAGCTTGACGCCAAGGCTGCCCTCGCCAGCCCTACGTTTACAGGGACACCAACAGCCCCCACGCAGGCACCGGGCGACAACAGCACAAAGCTGGCAACAACGGCGTTTGTTGCGGCGGCGGGCGCGTTCACGATTGGCGA